CAGCAGCAACAAACGGGCTAACAGTATCTATCCATTGCGTAATTGCATCTTCAATTGCTGTCTTTTGGTCGGCTGTAAAAGCCGGTGTAGCTGCGCCAATAGTAATGTCAATAGGGTAAGATGTAACCGGTAGATAATTTACTACGAATACGCCTAAAGGACGTTTCGCCAAAACAGTTCCGTCACCGTCTATTACATCTGCCACCGCTGCAACCATTGCAAAAGAAGGAGTGCCGTGTCCGTCTATTGAATCAGCAACTACCGATTCAATAAATAAATTTATCTCATTAGCCGCCCCCGATTTTGCATAAGGGTAAACCTTTGCAACGCCTTGAACTTCTGCGCTCCAAATTCTGTAATCGGTTGCGCTGCCTCCCTGTGGTTGTGATTGAAAAGCGTAAACAACGGCTGCGCGGTAAGCATCTAATGTTTCAGCATCCAACGGCTGAACTACTTGCGCGGTAACTGTATTTCCATTTGAATTTACGCCCGCAATCGGAGCAGTTGCACTTAGTGTATTGCTGATGTTTAACTGACTAACAACACCCGGAGTTAATGCGCGAAGTGTAATGAAATCATTTGCGCCTGTGCAAACATAAGCCTCATCCAAAGTGAATAGTTTGCCCGGACTTAATGAAGTTGCATCGCTTATAAATTGCGATTGCGCGGGAATTACCGCACCGTTTATTCCGGTAACTTGAACTGTGTATTGTGCTGCCACGGCCGGATATGGATTGCGCTGAATTTTTACCAATCCAAATCTTTCAAGCGTTCCACCAATCGCAACACTATCAGCGGTATCGGGCCAAATGTTTTTTTGAATGTTTGCCAATCCCAAATAAAATAGCTTCAGCTTTCCAGCCTGCACCGCTGCCAACGCGCGAAGAAATAACTTTCCGAATACCGGAATAGTAATATCGTATTGAGATTGTAAGTCATTCAATACATCGTTATAAAGTTGCGCGAATGTTGGAATAGTTACCATTGCTTATAATTCTGTTACCGGTGTATAAATTTCTAAAGAATAATTGCCACTAACATCAACACCTGATATTCTACCTGTTTCCGGTGTAAAAATATATCCACCGTCCCCATATCCCTCCTCATCCCAACTTAGCAATGTTCCGCTACCGTCATTAGTAAACAGTCTGAAATCAACATCGGGAGTGAGATTAATCAGTTTTGAGTTTTGATAATACGGACCGGTAAACATTGCTGGAGTTAACGCTATGCACGTTCTTACTTGCACCGTTTCAAACATATCGTAAAGCGCAATGATTGCCGCCTTTAGCTGATTCATGTCATCGGCTATAACCTTATTGATTCGCGCATACGGTTGTTCTACCCTATCTACTTTATTATCGAATGTCGGTCTTGATGTTGCCATGGTCTTTATAGGTTAAATTGTAATCCGTATTGCAATCCTGATTGTTGTGGTGCGGGAACTGGTAAAACATAATTTGGCGAACCCGCTAAATCCTGTTTCGTTCCGTCCCAAATAAATAGAAATTCTTTATCTGCTAAATTGTTTGGCTCCTTTACTAAAATCTGTAAGCGAACTTTATCAACTCCGATTATTGCCACGTTTACAGTAACCTTTGCGAACGGTTGCATAAATTCTAAATCTGCATTTACTGCATTCTGAATATAAATCAAATTGCCGCTTGTAAGTGCAACTGTATTCAAAGTTCTTTCGGTTTGTGAATTGAATTGCTGAGTAGGTAGATTAGGCATCAATAAAGTATTGCCCCACCAATCATAAGCCATTTCAGACGGTGCGCGTTCCTTCGTTGTTGACATAGCAACATTACCTCCAAACAAGCCGATGTAAATCATATTCTCAAAGCCCTCAACTTGCGATAAGTCAATGCCTTTGAGAAGCAAATCCCCTCCGTTACCGGTTTCAATTACTTGTAAGTCAATAATTGCCATTATCCTGCTCCGTTATAAAATCCAGTTCCTAAAGTTCTACTCGTTTTTACCGGCACCATATCGTTATCGCTGGTAACATTTGCGCGGCCTGTTTTATCATTTACCTCTACTGTTACTTTTTGCTTTTGTGTGCTTTCAGTTCTACTTACCATGGCATCCTGACGCGCCTTTTCTGAATTGATAGCGGGCTTTGATTCTGTTGCTGAACCCGTATCGCCACCGGTTACATCAACTCCTAAACTGCCTCTGAATTTTTCCATACCAGCAGCCGCACCTTTAGCCCAATCCGCGCCCGTTACTTTTGCGATTAGCTGTAAAATATATTGCAACGGAGCCAATACTGCATCTAATAAAGTTACGCCAATTGCTTTTATACCCGCCAATATTCCACCGTCTGCAAACGCGGTTTTTATCATTTCCCAATTGCGAATAAAGGAAGCTACAAGAAGTATAACTACTCCTATCGCTGCTGCAAGTAAAGCCAATGGCGCAAGCCCGAAAGAAATAGCCGCATTGAATAACCATTGCGCGGCTGTCTGTGCTATCACCGCTGCCCTAAACGCAACATAAGCAACTGTGTTTTCGGAAACTACAAATGCAGACGCACCGGTGAGCGCGGTTGAAATTCCTAATGCAATATTGTAAGCAAACATATAAGCCGCCATTGTTGCCATTACAATTTTCCACGCCACAAATGCACCGATAGCAATAAATATTGCGCCCGCGATTAAGTCAAGATTGTTTGTAATAAATTTTATCACTGAATTAACAGCCCGCAATGCAGTAGATGCTTTCGTGCTACCTGTAAGCATATTTACCCAGGCATTAGAAAGAAACTTTAAGGAAGTAGAAAGCGTATCGTTATTATCTGCCGCCATCTTTGCCGTCATTCCGGTTGTATTAACAGCATCCTGCATTGATTTAAACTTATCTGCACTATTCAAAACACCAGCCGCTAAAGCTAAATTCTCTTTGCCGAATACATGAAATAAAGCGGTATTGTCTTTTGATATTTTAGACATTTCTTTCAACCGGTCATTAAGCGGCAATGCAGAATTTGAAACAATATTCATGTTTACCCCGAACTTGTGCATGTCTGCGATTGCTTTCGGGTCTTGTGCTTTTATCGAACTCATTACGATTAGAATGTTTCGAAGTTTAGAACCCGCCTCCGCGCCCTTTTCAAACTTAGATGCCAACTCTATCAACGCCACACTCTCATCAATTTTAACTCCCGCATT